CCCATCGACTGTTTCCTCCAAAATGTCTCAAATAGCCCGAAATACAAGCGACATATCCAAATGCAATGCAAAAAACGCCGAGTTATCAAAAAAAATTGCTGATAAAACTGCTGAACTTCATCGTTATGAGACACAATTGACTAAAGATGAAGAGTCCGAGCGCAAAAAGCTGGAAATTGCGCAAAAAAAACGTGAAAAAGAACAACAGGATTTACAAAAAAAAATTAAAGAAGAAATGGACTCACAAATACGGACCCTTCATAGTCGTATGCTCTCCAGTAAAACTGGTATCCACGATGCCATTAATGATGAAGATGAATCTCCGCAATATGATGTTTTTATTTCTCACGCCAGTGAAGATAAAGACTTGTTCGTAAGGCCATTTGCGGAGTACCTGAAATCTCAGGGCGTGAAGGTCTGGTACGACGAATTCTCTCTCGCATGGGGCGACAGTCTCAGAAAGAAAATCGACAAAGGACTTGCGAATTCACGTTTCGGAATAGTTGTTATATCTAAAAATTTCATTAAAAAACAATGGACAGAATATGAACTAAACGGATTAATCGCATCTGAAATTGAAGGGACAAAAAGGGTATTGCCAATCTGGCACGAAATATCTAAATCAGAAGTCATCAAATTTAGTCCATCTTTAGCTGATAAGGTAGCAATGAATACCGCAATACAGACATATGAGGAAATAGCGGATCAGTTAGTGACCCTCCTCCGATAAAACCCCAATTTTACAAAGTAATTCGAGCAGACGACACATATCGTATCCCTCACCGTAGGGTGAGGGTCTTAGCCCCTCAGAATAGGCAATATCTTTCACAAGTAAAGCCCATGCCGGAGTTTTATCTGGAATTAGTAGTTTTTTTATTACGGCAAGTTCATAGCGAACTTGTAATAGTTCAGATTCAAGTATTTTTATCCTTTCTTCAGTCATACCACCTCCGGTTAAGACTAATAACGCAGTCCGGGGAATACAGGGAGCGTGTAGCGGTAACGCGGCCAGGCCATATCGAGGACATTCATATAGCCCGCGGTGATCTGCACCTCTGTCGCTGTCCAGGAGCCCGACTTGATTTTCAGCGTATACGGCACTGCCGCAGGCGCTGCTAAATCCGTAGAGATATAACTCCGGTACGTCAGCCATGCAGGCAATCTGTTAGCCAGGGCATAGCGGATCGCCGTGGACACAACACCATCGATATTGCACAGGGCAAATTTGAGGTCCTGCGTGCCGTCCGCATTGCGCGCCGGCAGCGCAATGTCTATCGCACAGGCGGAAAACGTTACGGTATCGCCGTTCTCCGTCGTCGCCGTAATATCCTCGTAGCCCTGACACAGGTAGTGAATATCTGAGCCAACGGTGATCTGCAGCGTTTCAATGATCACCTCCGGGCCGCTGCTGGCGTAGAGGCGTTTAATCTGCGTCATGCTTCGGCCACTCCTTATTCAGGGCGATATCAAGCAACGAACTTCCGACTATCCATTCCGGGTAATGCCCCCATCCAGACGGCGGCAATGGGCGCTCCCAGAGTTCTACTGGCGCGGTATATCTCCAGTAAAATCCGCCTTCTGGCGTGGGACCTTTATAAATATCCGTGAAACGACATACGTAATTTTTCAGCCCTACAGGCGTTAATAACGGTATGTTGAACCACGCCGCCCCATCTGATAACTCATCCCGAAACCACGCCTCAAAAGCCTGGGCCTGGGCGTCAGAAAAAAGCCAGGCCAGATCAGTTTGGGTTGGTGTAGAGGTGTAGGCACGCCGCTGCCGTGCCCGGCCAGTTACCATCTGAGTCCGTTTCAGAGGAGATACAGGAGTTAAACCAAAACTCTCTTTAAGCGGTCCAGGCAGGTAAGCGGAGGGGTAATAAAGCGTTGTGGTGATAGCCATCAGCTAATTTTCCTCCCAGAGGTCGTTTTCCCCATCAGAGCCTTATGCAAATCACCCTGACCTCTTGCGACTGAGTTAACCGCCTTCCGGTATCCCCTTTCTGCCCCCTCATCTGCAGCTTTACGGACCAGCGCCAACGTTGCATCGGAAGGGTTACCATTGATGGGGATATTGATTGTGGGCGAATAAATCGCGCCGCCGCCTGTTGACTGATTTGCAACTCGATCCAGAGTGGCATCCAGTTTGGCGCTGGTTTTAGCAGTCGTAACGCGCTCACCTTTCTGCAGGAGCCAGGTTCCTGTTTCGGGCACAGAGTCGATACCGTCGTGAGCCTGGCCCTGAAGGGCTGTACCAACGCCTATCGCCAGTACTCCAGCAGCCGCAGTTGCGGCTATTGCTGCCGGTCCTGCTATTTCGGGTCCAACAAAGGGCACGCCGATCATTGCTGTAAAGGCCTGCAAACCCGCCATTGCAACTTGGGCAGCAGCGTAAGAAAGAAGCGTGCTACCAACAGATTGCAGAAATGTCGAAGCAAAATCTTTAACATTTAACTTTCCGGTTTCTGCCCAGTCAATAATCATATCCGTTAAGCTGCTAAATGCCTGTGCACCAACCTGCTGCATGTTGGTGTATAAATCCATTGATGCTTCTATTTGCGTTGCTAGCCCTGATATAAAACCAGCAGCACCATCATTTTGTAACTCATCCTGCTTCTTGTAATATTCATCCTGTATTTTAAGCCTCTCATCAAGAGAGTTCTGTAATGCTTCTTTCTTTTTATCGTAAAGACTTTGGTCTATATCTCCAGATTGGAGCTGGTTTAAAAGATCATCCTGTTGATATGCAAAATCCTGCTGTATATCATTATTATCCTGCATGCGTGATCGCTCACGACCACCAGAATAACGGCCAACAATTTCATTATCAAATCCTTGCTGCACTAACTTATTCTGCCTTTCTAAGCCGGAAACATATTCCGCAACCCGGGCATTTTCCTGATTAAGCCTAAGATCTTCCTTTTTAGAATCCAGGGCTTTTGCAGCAGTGCGAAGCTGTTCTTTTTGAGCTTCTGACAATTTTTTAAGATTGCCACTGGTAATATCAAAATTTATTTTTTCGAGCTCGGTAACCTCAGCTGTTTTTTTACCAGTAGTTTCAATAAGGGCAGCTTGTTTTTGTAGATCAAGCAATCTACTGTTAAAAGCATTTTCTGTTTTACTTGTTGGTGTTTTAACAGGTTTTCCGTTCGTACCACCAGGAGGTAAAGAAAATGGGTTGTCCGTTCCCACAGTGGCTACCTGAAGGGGTAGCACCGATTTACTAGCTTTAGAAAATTTATCTCTTGTTTCTATAAGAGATAGCAGTTCATCATTTAGTGCTTTCGCGCTGTCATCTACCCCTGTAATCCAACCAAACATAGACTCACTTTGAGAGTAAAAACCTTTTTTTCCTTCAAGGATTTTTTGCAGGTATTCAATACGTTCATTAACTTGGTCTATATTTGTTAGGTCGATCTTGCCACTAAGTGCCGCAAAACGGTTTCCTGTGCTGGCTGCTAGTTGGCCCGCACCTGCAGCTGCTTTTACAAGCCATCCAGCAAGTTGAGCGACTTCCGATACAAGATCAGAAATACCTTGAAGAACCAAGGGGTCAGTCAGTACGTCATGAAGCTTATCAAGTGAGCCCTGCAAAGGAGTTAGATCAACTTTTGCCAATCCGGCTGCAATCTCAATTTTGAGCCCTGCAACCTGAGCCTCCATATCTTCAAAAAGTTGATTAACCTTTACTAAATCATCAATAGAGGATGGATCAGGAGCAACACCATAATCTTTAGCAAGGTCAATAAACTGTTTGAGTTTTTGGTTGTTGTTATCAAACAAAGGAAGTAATTTTGAAAGGTCGTTACCCAAACTTTCAAGAATGGTGGTCTTCTCGGCATTAGTACTAATTTTCTCCAAAGATTCACCGATAGCGAGCAATTGTTTATCTGGACTGACTTTTGATAGTTTTTCCGCAGATAATCCAAGAGCGTTGAGCGCATCAACAGCTTCACCTGATTTATTTAATACCGCGTCACCAATCTTATCACCAATATCCTTGAAGATATCAGCCATTTGGTCACCGGAGACACCAGCCTTTTCAGCTGCAAACTGCCAAGCAAGAAGTTCCTGGGTAGATAATTGTAATGATTTAGCCCAGCGGTCAGTTTCTGCTATTTGCCTGGATGTTGATTTCAGTAATTGAAATCCGGATGCGCCAACAGCCAGCCCAGCTGCAATAGCTGCTGCCCCTATACCTGCTAGTGCAGCACTGGATTTTGCCACATCATCTTGTACCTGCTTGCTCCACTTGGCTGATGCACGCTCAGCTTTATCCATCCCTGAAACAAATCCACCAACTTTTGCAACCAAGTCGATAGTCAGAGTTCCCAGTGACTTGCCAGCCATAAATTCTCCAAGTGAAAAAAAAGCCCGCTTTTAGCGGGCGTTATTTTAACAATTGTCCTTTAACCTCCTTTTAAGGGTAGATTTAAAATCTTTCCTTAGTGGTTCAGGGAGACCTTGTTCTAACCTATCGATTAAAGGCATATTCATAAAAAGGATATCATTAACACTACTTGAACCATGTTTTTTTAAAAACATCATTGCAAGATTGTCTACAGCCAAGATATTAAGACATGGTTCACCATCTTTCAAAGAAACAAAGTCATCTGATGAGAAAGATTCTATTTTAGTGAAATCTACCTCTTGTAATGACTTCTTTCTCCCTGAGAATGAAATAAATATACCAGAAAGAAAAAGAACAACCGCAACTAATAAATAGTTTTGCTGTTGAGCCATTAGCCCAATATTATTAACTCTTGTACCATCGCCAACCTCAACACTCACATCCATAAAGAACAATGAGTACACCGCGAGAATTATACCTGCCAGCGATAACAACTGCCCTGAACTCTTCATATCATTCCCTCGTGATAATAGTTACCAAAAGGGTAGCAGGATTTTTTTAAAGGCAAAAACAATAATTAGTCCCAGGATTTCATGGCCTCTTCCAGAGATAATGGCGCTTCGTTGATGTGCGGTGCAAAGTCACTTACCTTGAACGGCGGCGTGTTCTTTGCCTTATTGATGTTAGCCAGGACAGAAGCCACCAGCGAAGCCCCCCACTCGGTACGCATCATAACGTTAAGCTGACCATACTTATTACGGTACTTTACCCACACCTGAAACTCACGAAGGCTCATTCGCTCCTGAGCCTCCGCAATGGTCCGCCCGCCGATGCCGTTCATGACTAACTCACACCAGAACTCGTCTTCTCCTGTGAGTTCGTAGTCTTTCCCAGATCGTTGACTTCCTGAATGACGGCCAGCAAAGCAATAACGATTGGCCCATCGAGCGCGCCACGGTCTTCAGATGCAGTTCCGAGAATATCTTCCTCAGTAAAGATTTGCTTCCCTTCCTCATCGCAAATATGGGCAGCAATACGCCCAGCCACCGGATCAGATTTTCCTTTGTACGCCAGCAGTTCAGCTTTAGTGGTGTGGTAGCCCATCGGGCGCACAAAGACGGTTGCGATATGCTCTTTCCCGTCACGGCCTTTCCACTTAATTTCTTTCTCTACGGGACGCCCGGTAAAAGCACCGGTTTCTTTCAAAGTATCAAGCGTGAGTTGCATGTTGTCTCCTTTTAATGAAAGCCCACGCGGGTGGGCTATTCCAAACTTATGCGATACCAGGCAAATAGAGCTGTACTTCATCAGCGGCCCGCTCCCGTGCCGCGTGAAGTAGCCGCTTGCGACCGCCAACCCCCCATTTCGCCATCTGACTGGCACACTGGCTGATCACCTTCGTTTCTGTATTGATGATATGTTCGATTTTGTTCAGGCGGGACATGGCGCCGATCCCCATACGAACAACCGTCCGAAATACCTCATACACTTCGATTTCGAACTCGGGCTTAATCCATGCTGCATAGCGAATGGCAAGCAGTTCGACACCCCACGCACCGGTACTCTCGCCACCCTTAGTAACCTTAAGTGGTTGATTTTGTTCCGAAGCACTTTTTAGTGCTTTGGACTGTAGAGCCTTAATAAAGCGTTTAACCTGTGCGCTACGGAGGAACACGCTTGGTCGCTGAGACTCCGTCGCCTCGCCGTTTGCTACGGCTGCTGCGTGGAGATCATTAAGGCTATAGCGCCCTTCATCGTCGACACGAACGGAAACGCCGTTTACTGATACGGTTGGATATTGCATGGTGAGTACCTTTCAAAAAAGAGACCTCTGCTCACCAGAACGGCCATACCCGAGCGCACCATGCTGCGATGGCGTTCTCAGAGGTCGCTTTTGTGAATGGTCTCGGGGTTGGTATGCGCGGTGAGTGCGCGGTGAAATGCTGTGGAGCAAAACCCCGGATTCGGCCGGGGTATCTGGTCTTAACTACCTGGCTGGACTTTACGTACCCAGAGGCCTGGGCCGCTACGCTGCATCGCGGCTGCGGTAGACACCACTGTATTACCCTGGAAGTCGAACGGAAAATCGCTAACATACGCGCGGAAGGTATACCAGGTACGGTCAGTTGGCAGAACCATCTCACCAGCAGAGACTGTAGGCACCGATTCACCATCAGACCAACCAATAGCCCAGTGGATCAGTTCATCCTGGTATTCATCCAGCTCCGCCAGTTGCCACATCAGATAATGCGAGTCATTCACTGGATCGGCATTAATTGTTACTGAAGCCTGCCCGGGAGTGCGAAGCCCTTTTTTATACGTCCGACTATTACGCTCGCTAAGGCATGTATCTTCAATTTGATCTGCCGGGTTCGCACCGGGATTAAAGTTAGTTATGCATTCGATCTCATGAATAACACCGCGGATTAGCGCGTACAGCTGGGTACCCTGCGTTAACACAGACATAGTTCTCTCCAAAATAAAAAACCGGCACATGGCCGGCGTTAGGAAGGTTTGTTGAGTTAGGTGATTAGCGTTTAACTATCCAGTCAACGTCGAATGAATAGCGGAAGCGTTTTGTTTCAGGGTCACGGCTTTGGGCCCCCCAGCGGGTTATATAGGCATTTGGTTCGATAGCATCACGCAACGCTTTTGCAACCTCCTGAGCTGATGTCACAGTGTCCGAATAAACGTCCACCTGTAGCGTATAGCTATCGACATCGGGGCGCCTGTCCAGATAGTTTTCCGGTACTCCGCTGATGTTCTGCCACAGCGCGTAGGGATAAACGATATTGTCATCCTGCAGACCGAACGGATAAAGTCGCACGGGAGAGCCTAACAAATCCCTGACAGCCTGGCTGGCCGCGCAAACAGCAAATATTGGTGCGATCATCCACTTCTCCCCTTCTTAGCCGCTCTGGTTATCGCTCGATCGATAGCCTTTCCATATTCGTCAACGAAAGTTCTCGTTGCGTCTTCTGCGCTGGATTCAGCTGCCGGCCGCATGAAAGGTTCAGCTCGCATCTTTTCCGTTCCAAATTCCAGCAGGCGCCAGTGAGGTGTAGGGGCATTTTTAGCTTTATCGGGATGCTTTTTCAGCACTGCTCCATGCAAAACCCCAATTCTGAATGCAAGGTTCCCGTTACGCTTAAACTCGCGGCCATTCCAGCGCACTGCAATGTTATCTGCTATGCTTCGGCCTGTTGCAGGATCATCGAGCCGGCTTGCATTAGCCTTTGCCCTGTTAGCAATTATGTTTGCCGCTTTTCTTAACGCTGCTCGCCCGCCCTTACGCTTCATATCATCGGTGATTGACTCAAGCTTACCCAGTAACTCATCAACCCCGGTCAGCTTAAACTCAACCCCGTCAGCCATCGTTTACCCCCTCCGAGCAGGGCAACGTTAAATACTCCAGACCGCTATCAGGATCGGGAAGTACCCCCTCAATGTTGAAAATCTTCCCTCGATATAAAATGCGGCATTTAGGAGTAATATCGTTTCGCTGACGGATTGTGATCCTGGTAGTAATCTCGTTCTGGGTTGCCTGTGCCGATGTAAATTCCCTGGCGGAAAGGGGATATACTTCAGCCCAAATCCCATTATCTGCAGTTGACTGAACAAGGTTAACCCAATTTTTCACTACCTCTCCGGTCAATGGATCCTGCACCGAGACGGATTTTTGGGGAATAACACGATGTCGGAGTCTTCCGGCCTGCATATTACCCCCTCGTTTTTTGACTCAAGTAAACGGGGCGCTCATCCCCCAATGTAGTAATTTCAATATCTTCATCTGCGGCCAGCGACTGGATAATGACGTCCCTCAAAGCGTTATTTGATTCAGCCAGACGGTTTATCGCTGCCGTTTGGTCTCTCTGTGCTGCTGTCTGCTCTTTCAACGCTGCGATCAGCGCGCTTACCTGTTGCTCGTTCATAGGCAATTTTCGTCCACTTTTTAATCCACTCGCGCCGCATGGCGCAACCTGAACAGGCCATAATTTCCTCGTTAGATAATGGTTGGTCGGCGAAGATCATAAATCAGCATTGTCACAGAGAGCGGAAGTTCACCTTGCTTGAGCTTCTCCTCCTCTTCACCGTTACGGTTGCGGTCGAGATAGCCGAGAAGAATTAGAAGCGCGCCCTGAACACGTTTAAGCGGCTCACCCTCAATCAGATTTCCATCACTGCTTACAACCAGTTCGCGGCTCCCCTGAATGTAGGAAAGCAAAGCTGCACTACCTGACTGGATTTTCAGCTCAAGATCATCATCGCCAGCACCTTCATCAATCCGTAGATGCTCTTTTGCTTGTTGAAGTGTTACAAGCTCGATCACGTTTTATCCCTCCCGTCACGGCCCCGCTTGGCAGCTAATGTCCATCCTTTAGAGCCTGCTTCCCCTGGTTTATCCTGCGTCTGTTCGTCACAGTGCCAGAGTGAACCACCCCATGTAACCGTATCGCCAGGCAGGTACTCATCGCCCGATTTGAATACGCCGCGGTACACCATAGTCGGTATATCAAAAGATTTTTTCTCACTGGCACCGCTGGCACGGTTGACGGTGACAATAAAATTGCGTTGACCATTCATGCTTATATCAACATCTGATACGCCATCGACGATGCATTCCCAGCCACGCATACCATGGGTTTTCTCGTAAGCACGCCAGAGGCCTCCGTTGTGGGTGGCATAAGAGCCGCGCGTATAGCTCTTTCCTTCATCAATGAAAGGCTGTATTTCCAGTTGTAAGGCATCCCGTCCGTCCTGCGCCGGCGGTAACGCGGCGACCGCATCGTCCACCGCCTGTTTCAGCACTGCCGGATCGTAGTCTTTGCCGTCACGCGGAACCGGAATTTCACCAACCGCCGCGGTGACTAACTCCTGAAGCAACGGCCGCACGTCCTCCGGCGTCACGCTCTTGCCATCCTGCGCCGGCGGCAACGCGGCGACCGCATCCTCCACCGCCTGTTTCAGCACTGCCGGATCGTAGTCTTTGCCGTCACGCGGAACCGGAATTTCGCCAACCGCCGCGGTGACTAATTCCTGCAGCAACGGTCGCACGTCCTCCGGCGTCACACTCTTGCCATCCTGCGCCGGCGGCAACGCGGCGACCGCCTCGCTGACCATAGCGCCGATATCCGGTAATTCAGGAATTTTCGGAGCCGGGAGGGATGCCACTGCATCAGCCAGTTGTGCTGTAAAGTCAGGTGCCGTGGTATCCTTCAGGGTCGAAACTTCCTTGGTGAGCGCTGCCAACTTTTCTTCTGTTTCCTTTACGTGGTCGCCCAGACTTTTTCTGAAAGATTCACGTAGTTCGCTTAGCGCCTCGGAGAACTCCTCTCCAAGAGCCCTGATAAGGGAGAGTTCACGTTCATTCATTTAGCTAACAATCCTCGCAGCATCGCTTTTGCCGCCGTCAGTTCAGATTCAGACATGGCTTTCCCGCCCGATTCCTCTGGCGCCGTGACGCTGCTGGCACCAGATTTGGCAAATGGATCATCAGAAGCATCACGCCGTGCCAGCGCTTCAAGGCTGTAGTTTTGTTGCTGAAGATACAGCGCATCACCGCCGGGTAAAGGAGGAAGATTTTCACTCCTGCGCGCCTCATTTGGTGTCAGGATGGTATTTTTTACACCTTCGCCAAGAGACTTGATACGGCGCTCACTATCCATACGCAGCAGAGCATTGACATCAAACTCCGTGCCCATTTCGCCATCAAGATCAAAGGCTTCATCCAGCAGCAATTCTATCGACTCAATGAGCGACTGAAGGCACTGCGAATAATATTGCTGATCCTGCGCTTCGATATTGTCGTGAGTGGGGAGTTCACCAACACCCACTTTATAGGCCGGGACGTGAAACACAGAACATATGATCTGAGCTGTCATACTCAGTTGTTCGACAGTCTGTGCATCAGCAGCAGATACTGTTGTGGGATTGTACTTAGCCCCGTTACTTAGAATGGCTGTCTTGCCGGCATTCTTGCCAGAATATCCTGAGTCCCAGTTTTCCTTTATTGTTCTGGCGTTTTCTTCAGTGAGGGAACCAGGCACCTCAATAACGCCGCTGGGCTTTCCACCGTTACGGAAAAAAAAGGCGGAGTTTTCCTGAATGTGGTGGCCCTGCATTGCTGCCAACCCAGCTGCGTAAATGGGAGACAAACCGATAAGAGGATGAAAGAGGCAGTTGAAGCGATCGTGAATCACCTCCCGCGCCGGGACAGTAACTGACGATTCAATACCGGTCATGTTATCAGGGTTTATCTGATAGAAGACAGAGCCATCATCCGCCACCAGCGGCGTAACCTTGCGCCAGTCAAGCAGCCTGAGTTCAGTAATTTTTCCGGCGTTATTGCGGATTTTTAACGCCACCGTATTTCCGTGACACAGTTTGGAGTTCAGCCAGTTCTCGAAGAACTGGATTCGGTTCTGAAAGGTATTCGGCCTTTTGTACAACGCCGGAATGTCCCCTGATTTTACCTCCTGCATGACTCCCTTTGAGTCGCGCCGCATCAGCCGCGGCGGCATTTTGGCAATATCACTCGCAATCAGCGATATGCAGGCAAAGACAGCATAATAAGAAAGAACGGTATCCTGACTGATCTCAAGGTTACGCTGCCATGCCCCAGCAAACGGCTCATGTATAGAGCTGTATAACGGGTTCCAGCCTCCGCGACTGGCAGGCTGCTGCAGGGCTTTTTCATTTCCCTGTTTTCTCCGGAAAGGATTCCACATTAGCCGTTCTCCGCTTTTCGCTTATTCTTTTTGCCATCGGTACGGGCACCGGTGAAATATTCGGCCTTGCCAAGCAGCACCAGCACCTTTGCGCAACGATCGTCCACGGCTTTCACATCGCCCGGCGCCGAGTCATGGGTACGTTGCAGATATCTGATTTTTGCCATGCAATGCGGCGGGGTTTCCCCCGCCCTCCTTCCGCTGTTTAGCTACCCTGGCTTGAGCTGTAGTTCACACCAGAGATAACCGCTACCGCTGCTGTACGGCGGCGCTTCCAGTTGATCCAACGCTCAGCACGAATGGCCACGCTGTTGGTCTGGAACATGGAAACCAGTTCAGTTCCGGTCGGAGTAACGCTGTCGCCGGTCGGATCGCTTTCCATTTCCAGAGAGGCTTCACGCGACATATCCACCGCCACGCCACCATCATCAGCCAGATAAATATCCGGGGCGTTAAGCAGCGTCAGGTTGGTGCCAGCGTACTGGGAAACAATAGCCGGAAGGCCCTGAAAGGTGCCGCCAAGCAGGGTCATTTCCGGGTACATTTTCTGTCCCAGGGCATTTTTCTTCATGGACAGCGCCAGCGCGTTGGTGCTGGACATGATCCATACGCCGCCAGTCGGCTGCAGGTTATTCGCGACAAACTGAGCGAAGGCTGCTTCCGCATCAGCATCCGGGTCGCCGGTGGATGGTACAGCCACGATACCGTTGGTAACCGAGGCCGGAGAGACGTTAGCAACTTCAGCTTTAGCCGGGTTGATAAAGTCCGTATCCAGACGGGCGATGACAGCTTCTGCCAGGGCGTTACGCACCAGTGCATCGGCTGCCGGATTGGAGAAACGGATCAGCTCATCGGTCAGCACCGCGATAGCGGCGACCTTAGCAAAGCTGAACGTGATCGACTCAAAGTCGAATTTGGTCAGTGGTTTGGCCTTGCCCTGTCCAACCCAGTTTGCCGAACCGCCGGAAGTCTGTGCCGGAATACGGATATTGAACGGGACCTGGCGCAGGGCAGGAATACCACCCTGACCAAAACGGCCGATAATGGTTTGCGGGCGGAGGAATTCAACAAAATCATTTGCATATTCCTGATACTCCACCAGCGCGCCAGCCCACTGAGGATCAGTCGTTGTACCAGCACCTACAGCGGCCTTCAGTACATGGTGAAGCTTCGCATCATCAGGATACTGTTTACGGGCAATCTCCAGCGCTTCGGAGCGGCTGCCGTTAGCCGCGGCCAGCGCTTTCGCGAAGCGGGCAAAGGCGATGCCTTTTTCCAGTTTTTGCTCGACACGGATAATGCCGGGCGCACCAGTCTTAACCGTAGTGACTTCGCCATTAGCGGCTTTTGATACCGGTTTAGCGGTCGATGCCATATTGCTTTCCATGTCGCGAAGACGTTTCAGATGCTCATCAACTGCCTTAATTTCGGTAGACGTGTTGTCGTAGCTTTCGGTTTCTTCTGCGTCAAGCGTACGTCCTTCATCAGCTGCTTTACTCATGATGTCGCTGAGTGAGGCTGCCAGCGCTGAACGCTTCGCTTCGAAGCTCTTAATTTGTTCTGAAATATTCATCGAATTGATTCCTTTTTTGGTATTGGTTGCTGTAGCGCCAGCGGTTTTAGAGGTTTTCACTACCGGCTTCTCAATGCCAGACGCGGCAAGAAGCTGGCGATCGAAAGACTTAACGGTCTGGATGGAACATTCTGCGTTTGCAGGAATAGTCACCGCCGATACTTCAAGCAGGTCCCAGGACAAAAAGCGGATACCGCCTTCATCCAGGAAGGAGTACTCGATCGGTCGAAAGCCAATAGACAGCCCCCGGACCAAACCCGCCTTTATTGATGCCCAGGCTTCATCAAGACGAGCAACCAACTGCGACGGCATATCAGAAGTTGGTTTCACCAGCTTTGCGGTGATCTGCAATCCTTCCTTCACCATTTTTGGTGTGCATGTGCCGATAGGTTGCGATCGGTCGTGCTGCCAGAGGAACGGCGTGTCACTACGGAATTTCGCCCCCTCGGGCTCCATGATGTCACCGTCACGATCTGGTGACGGTGTGGAGGCGATGCCGGTAATAATCCGATCATCCTCGTTTACCGACTTCACCGTCATGAGGGTACAGGCACGCTTAAGCGTCATTTACTGTCCTCCAGAAATGAAAAAACCCGCCTGAGCGGGTCATTAACTGACGTGTTTGTTATACGAAAAATACCTGGTAATCTTTTTTAGCAGGTTCAGGGTTAAGGGCCATGAGAGAGACAGCGTTAAACAATGCCATCAGTGGATCAATCTTGCCCTTACCACTGGCCTGTTTGGTGATCAGAATGGCGTTGCCTTTCGGCTCAACTCTGGCGTTTCCAACACACCAAGCCATCATCGGTTGACCACCATGTATCAATATGCCTTCAGCAAGTTTTCTCTCTGTGGTTTTAATTGCTCCACCAAGGCGCCAGCCCTGGCTGACCCCAACTACCGCATCGGCGGGAATACCTACCTCAATCAGCGCATCGAGTATTTGTCCGACACCAGACGGGTCAATACCAATCTTGTCCAGCAACTCGGCAGCGTAGATACGGCTGACGTATTCAGCCACCTCTTCCGTATCCTGTCCGACGCGCTTCACAATGGTCAGATCGCCGGCTTTCACGAAGTCATTAAATCGGGACTCTTCACTTTTACGCCGGCGGATCGCTATCTCATGTGCCCATGCATGACACCAGCAGAGCCACTCTCTTGTTTTGGCATCACGCCCAACCGCAGAGGCTCCCAGCAGGTCATCAAGGCCGCCGCCGTCTATACCGACGGTGATCACCTCTGAACGTCGCAATAAATCTTCAAAACTGACTCGCTGCGCCTGCTGTTCCCAGAAATCGACGCCCGCCCAGCGGTCGCTGCGCAGGTTAAGGCCAATTTCGATGTTGAGATGCTTTGCCAGAAACTGCTGCAGCGTGCCGTCAGTTTTCGCCTGGTTCTTTCGCAGGTTATCGGCAATCCACTCCGGACTGACGGAAAGCCCGATGTTCGGGTTGGTGATATAGAAGTTCTCAGGCTGCAGATAGGCCTTGCTCTGGATCATACTGTCCGGGAATTCGTAGAGGATGCCCAGCGTTTTAGGATCGCTGATTTTGCCGTCGCGCACATCGCGCCAGTAATCGAGACGCTCCTTAAACACGCCCGCCGGCGGATCATCGCTCTGCGTGGTAAGGTAAATAACCCATCCCTCATTACGCGATACCTGGCCGCCAAGAGCCTCCATAAACATCGCCTCTGCATTGGCACGCTTGCCGAAAAGCCAGAGTTCGTCGACGAGGATCCGGCCTGATTTCTTCCCGGAGACCGTGTCGGTATCAGCGGCCACCACTTTCAGGGTATTTCGCGTCACCCGGTGGGTGATAGTGCGGATATGATCCTGAATCTGGAACATATCCGTCAGTTCTTCATCCGCGCGTATCATGCCGGCAGCAGGTTTGAAGCTGTTGTCGGCCACCTCTTTCGTCGGTGCAAGAATGAGATGCTCCTCATCCTCACGCCAGCATAGAATGAGCGCAGTCAGCATGATGCCAGCGGCAATCGTCGACTTGGTGTTCTTCTTCGATATCAGCAGGCCGTATTCACGGATCAGCTGATTTCCGGTCTCGGCGTCGTACCCGCCGAAGATAACTTTTACAAAGTCGAATACCCACGCCTCTGAACACTCACCGAAAGTGGGCTTGCCAGGCAGGTCTGACACACGAAGTTCTCGGAATATACTCAGCGCCTGTTCAGCCTGGTCAGCAAATATTGGCGGCGGAATAATGGACTCGCCGTCGATGAGGCGTTTTTCCCAGTCGGTGCAGGCCGTGGACCACTGCGCCATGGATTACCCCTTTTTGTTGTTTACCACCAGCTTTGGCGGTGCCATGGACCCGAACTTGCTCACGCCTGCAGCTACTTTTGCCGCAGCGTTGCGCGCTTCTTTTTTGCCCGTCTCCCCTTTTTTGGGGTGAACGTAAGGCAGCATGGCTTTGGCCGCATCCTTTCTGGTGTCGATGTCTTCAGTTGAGTCGTTCATCACTGCCATCAGAAACTGAAGAGGATCATCAAACTGGCCGACAACTGCGAGGCCCTCGGCCGTTACCGCCGCTCCTTCTTTTTTTTGCGGTGAGTTTACTGCTGGGGTGTAAACCTTTTTACCGTAGGTGGGAACGTCGTCAGTCTCGATGACTTCCTTTTTTTTACGACTAATAAACGCGATGACTTCCGGGTCCTTTGCAAGCTGCGACCCTTTGGACCGTGCGGATTTCTCCGAATACCCCGCCTTTATTGCCGCATCTTTTTGAGACATGCCGGACATCAGCGCGACCGCGAATTTTCGCTTTTGCGCTGTTAACATGTTTACACCCTCCAAAAGGGAATTTTTTCTGTGCGTGAGAGGGGGCGCGGTGTCCAGGCCCGCCGACGTTTACTCCAAACCCTCCCCCCCACCTGCAAATGAAAACAAATATCATTTACTGTGATATTGTTTCACATGAAATCATTTCTCAAGATATTGATATTGATTCCGGTTTACCTAATAGACCTGAAAAGATGCCGCTTCGCCCTCATCTGGTATTGAGTGCTTTAATGCCTCCTCATCTGGCTGACCACCAGCGGCTTCGCGAGCAGACTTACCGGCATGACATTCAGTACAAAGCGTCCATAGATTTTGTTCTGAGTTGTCGCCACCAAACTGAAGGGCTATCCGGTGATCGAGTTCACTCTCGTGCAGGTCAACAACACGAGCGCACATGCAGCATTGTCCACTGTCACGAACCCAGATGCGCCGTTTAAGACTTACCCGGGCACTACCGCTAATGCGGCGATGCTCCCCATAAACCGGCTTGATACGGCGCGTATCGATTACCTTTAGCCGGGGCTTTAAAGTCGTCAGCTTAGCCATAAAACCTCCATGCGCGTCGCCGTTCATTGCGATGCTGACCATCGGGGTGCTTCTCGACTGGCTTGCCATCAGCATGATCCACCAGCGAATAACACGGGTATATCACCGGGCCGCCGCAGGCATCACCAATCGCGTAATCAGCAGGCTTGCTCGCATCCCAGCGCGACACCACCTTGGGGATTAACTTCGTGGGTACGCTGTAGCACACAGCATGCACAAGGCGCTGCATGGTGATGTGGTCAGTCCTTTCGCGGTCAGCGGCGATAAGCTTTGTGGCTATCTCCAGCTGATACTGCGGAGGGCGACCAGTACCGAGATAGAAGCTGATGAGGGAATCTGGGAAGCGGGTCAGCCATTCAGTGACCATTGTCTGAAACCCTTCTACCGGCAGCGCGTCATCCTCCAGCACCACAACGCGACAGCTTTGCTCTACAGCCCATTGCAGCGCGCGGTAATGATTCCAGTTCGCGCCGCAGTCGTCCTCATCCACCAGCAGATAAGCACCCAGTGATCCAGCAAGCTGCTCGGCCAGCTCTCGCCGGGCATGATGGCCGACCACCACGAATTTAATGTCGCTCATGATTGACCTTCACATAGAAAATAAAAAAGGCCACACAATGGCGACCTGATTTGAGGTGAGCATTCAGCCTGAGACGGCTTATCGTCTCTCTTCTCCCTTTCGGGTGGCGCTTAACGCTGGGCGTTCAGCTGAATGCTCAAGTACATTATGCTCTAACAAGCTCACTTATGCCGCCACCAGGCGATCTCTTTGCCGATACCGTCAGTTTTGAATACGGTATGAACCAGAGGTCCGGTGACCAACCTTTCAGCGAATGACTGCGCGACAATGCCGAACGCCAGCATGTCACCCACCGCGGCGCCAGTTTGCTCTTTCTTCCAGAAGCGATAACTCTCGATGCGGTAATAAAGGCGAATGATGCCATGCGCGAACGCCATTACATCAGCACGAGTGCCACCCAGCAGACCAGCGTTAAGCATCACATCATTGCGGTGTGTTTCGATGAATTCCTGATAGATACGCTCTGGATGATGCTGCTTTGCCCAAATGTCGGCATAGGTCTTAGGTTCTGAACCGACATAGACCTTACCGGGAAGCATTTCTTCCCACGGCGCGCGGAGCATTTCGACATCGGTGCCATCCGTACACCAGACGAACCGATATTCAGGATGATCGCGAAGGTGCTGCCAGATGTGCAGCCAGCGCCGGAAGTAGACGTTCATCTTGACGTCGGGAACGTAGTACAACTCTATGCCTGCCGGGGCCGTTTGCAGTTCATCCACCAGCGCGATACCGACACACTGTCGAAGCGAGGAAGCCCACTTGTTCAGCATGTCAGGAGATGCCGTCATTTTCGATCCGCGCTGCGGGTCAGGCTGGCTGGTAAGCAACGTTGTGATTACAACGTCACTCTGCCGCCGGTATTCAACATAACCAGTAAAGCCGGTATCACGCCGCTCGTTGTGGATCTTCACATTTCGTTCTACCAGCGCCACACGGTCAGGCTTTGGTACTGACCGTTCTACCGCCTCATGCTCATCGAGAGAATGAATCAGTTTTTCGGAGCCAGTTACATCGGCATAAGCCCACGTCGTCAACCCGGCGTTATGGATACGCAGGGCAAGGTCGCTGTGTTCGTACATACCGCGACCGTAGACAGAATCGAAACCGCCTACTTTCTCTATCGCACTACGATGGTAATACAGCATGACACCACGCTGCCCGGTATAGGCAACATGCCTTTCATCCCTGTAGAGTACCGCCAGATCATTCAGCTTATTGCGGCCAGCAAGATCGAGGAACTGATAAGCCAGATGTGGCTCATGTGACTCGATGTAAGGTTGGTGCCAGTCGTCGGCTATTGGCCAGGCGTCATCGTCCCACAGGAAAAGATGCTCGCAACCGGCTTCCATGAGCACAGACAGACTGGCGTTCTTCGACGCCACAATACCGAGGGATTTATCATGCCTCAGCAGTTGCACACCAGAAGGGACGACAGCGGCGGGGCTTGAACCATCATCTACTACTACCACCAGCGCACCAGCAGGTAGATGCTTCATGTGCTGATCAATGGCTCTCTTCAATACTTCTGGCCGCTGATGCGTGGTTATTGCAATTCCGACCCTTAATTTTCCATTTGCCGCGGGCAAATATTCAATGCCGTCAATAATGACCCGCATCATTCACCCCTTGGAAACAGAGTTGACCGCCGTTCGGTAGTTGCGAGCGGCGGCTTCAGCTACAGCCTTTTTTATCAAATCAACCTTTTGTGAATCTCCTTCGTCGTCTAGGCGGATGGTGATTTGGTTTTCGGCATGCTCGTTATTCATATTAAATACTGCAGTTATTAAGGGAATGCCTTTCGCATCGGTATCAACTGTCGTTGATACCTGCCCATCAAGAAGATTACCGTCTACTGCAATTCCGTAACCAATAAACCGACCATAGCGATAGACCTTTGCGACCTGGAATTTCATGAGCGTTTCCTTTTAGACGTGAGCCTGTCGCACAGCCATGCCGCCCGAGAGGTAAACGCTACCTTACGGCATAGCCCAGGCTCACTACTGAAAGACTCTCTTTGTGGGGCGCGTGCGATGCGCGTAAAAAAGCCCCGCATAAGCGAGGCGTAACCATTACGGATTAAATCACCACCAGCGGGTGCTGGTAGCTTAAATAGGTTGTGGTGGTCGGTGCTGATCTCCGGCATTCCGTTGGCGCTTAGCTGGGAACCAACGGCGCGACTTGCTTCGCTTCACATCCACGCGCTGCGCATCAGCCTGCGCATTCACCACAATTTGACATTATCACAGGCGCTCAGCGAGTGCCTGCTGTAATGCCTTAGCTCGCCTGCTCTGCGATGGTATCAAACAGCGCCAGCGCTTCGGTCGCTTCCTGAATCGCTTTTCGGGTCTTCGAGACAATCTCACTTTCAGTGAAGACGCGATCGAAAGAGTCAGCGAATAGCTCAGCTTTCAGATTGCTATCACCAACCCAGTCAATGGCCAGCTTGGCCGCTGCAGTGTCGTAGTTAACTTTCTTGATGATAGTCAGTCGGATTTGTTCTGCAGGTGTAATTTCTGACATGTTTTACCTCTGTGCGATGTGGGGAGCATTATCGAAGCCACTCGGCAGAATGACTCCTGTAATGCTTTGCCACTTCCCGGAGTGGCCACGCTCATGCCCTTGAGTTGCTGTCGCATCATCGCCGCTTATCACCGGTGCGCGTCTGGCACTCGCGCTGCTTTACCGGAGCTTCTTTTGATATAAGAACCTTGACCCGTCGCTACACAGGCTCGCTCAATGGCGACTCAGGAGAGCATCATTACTGCTCCATTGCCTTTCAGCTGCGGTCTATCCGCTTATTGCTTCATTGCTTTATCCTCGGGTGGGGATAGTCGGTGATTTATCCCTTAGTGGGGTTAACAGTCAGCATCTGGCCGGGCAACAGCGCGGCATGCCCACATGCAGGCTTCCTGCATTTTGGTGCGGGCGATTGCCAGACAGCGCAAAGCTTCATCAATCTCCCGGCCCTGCTCAGCGCTTAGCATTGCTGGGCCATTACGGACAGCCAACAATTCACCTCGCTCGGTTTCAAGCAAACTACAGAAGTGGCGGCTGACGCCTTTAATGTGGTTCATGCGCTCAATGTCGCCAGCGGTTAATGTGCGGTAGCCTTTTACAGTACTGCCGTCCTGTGGTTTTGCTTCATTCATTTCGTAGCCTTCTCGGTTGATTGCGGGCAGTTCGCCTGCACTGCTTTGTTGTGCGCCAATTTGCTTTTACCGGCTCGTAGGTGGATATTGTTGGGAGGGAAAGCGTGGAGATAACCAAATGAAACAGATACTTTTTACATGGTTTGCTTTTACAAATACCTATGCCTGCATCACCGCCAGCATTAACGTGAACAACTCACTAATGCTTGATTCAGCTGTGCCGTGGATTGTTGGGGTTTCTCTTGGAGTAATCACCAATTACTTATTGGTTAAGAAACTGAAGGAAAGCGGGTTTCTGTAGCCCTGCCGGTTGCTAGCCTGCTTACTTCTTAACGCTGTCCGGCATCACCGCGCCAACAACGCCAGCCAGCGCTACGCCGCCAGCGATGACCGTTTCTTGAATGCCCGGAGGCATCTGATAACCAAATACGCCAGCAATGACCAGGATGATGCCGCGCCAGGTTGACGGCTCTTTCAGCCGATTAATGAGATAGTTCATAAGTTACCTTCAGCTTTATTGTTTAACTTCCGCTACGACGCCGCCAGCGGCTTTGAATTTTGCGATGAGGTTACTGGCCTTATGCTCAAACTGGCCGTAGCCCGCGCCGGGGAGAGACGCCCAGATATTGCTGCAACGGTAGATGGCCTGAAGAAGCTGCCCGTTGTCAATGAGCGGCAAAGCTCCACGCTCTTTAATTTGCTGCAGGGCCACCTGGTCCTGCGACGCCGGTGAGAAGTCTTTCAGTCCCAGTTGCTTACGGCATGCATCCCACCACTTGGCCAGCAGCTGATAGCGGCCCGCTGCGGTGGATTTAATACCCAGCTTTGGCAGGCTCACCAACTTGCGAGGGTGGTCGCTGTAATCAGTAAAGAGTGAACCACCAACAATGACGTCATAGCCTCGGTTCTTTGTTGGTTGTCCCACTTTGTCTGTACCCTCCGACCAGGCGAGCATATCCAGAAACGCTTTTCGTTGATTATTAATTTCCTGCATTTTTAAACCCCGTCAGGCGCTCCCAGAAATATGTCAGCGCCACGGAGCCCATCGCGCCGCTTATCCCCGCGGTTGCCAGAATCATGTAAATGCTCAGCCCGCTTTCAATGCTCACCAGGCCAGCAATAACGCCGGTAAACCCTGAGACCACCATTTGGGCAAGAGCATTGATCAAGCTCCATGTCGCCTTGCTCTGCTTCACATCTATCAGGTAGCGGACAAGTCCACCCCAGCAAGCAATGATCAGCAGAACCAGCCAGGACATCCCGGCAATGCTCTCTTTGTCTTGCATACGCTTAGCCATAGTTACCGCCTCCGATGAAAGATCGGGAAGCTGTGAGTTTGAAAAGGTTCAGGCCCATCGGGCTGATTTAGCGAAAAGCCTTAAACGAAGCCACCCGTGAGCCTGAAATGAAAAAGGCCACGCAAATGCATGGCCTTATGATTTGAATCCGTTATTTACAAAATGTATTCGAGACAGTATCTTTCGACTTCCGGACAAAAAAAACATATACCGGGACAAAATCTAAATGTAACTGCCTTGCCTGCATGAAACCACGCGGGCTTTTTTTTTGCCAAAAGAAAAAGCCCACCGAAGTGGGCCTTACAGCTATCATCATTTTTTATTAGGTGTGGTGCCGGGTGCCTCCCGGTAAGTCGCCGCCAGTCCACAGACGACTCGCAATGCGCAAAAAAAACATATCAGACTGGCAATGCCCCTCCGCACAGGGGGATTCACCACACGAATAGATTAACAACATGTCAATTTTCTGGTCAATAGAATGTAAGAAAATGATGCCATGCAGCTTTTTTATTGCTGAGTAACTTCAATCTGGTTCAGAGCTCTGCGCGGAAGGCTTTAACGTGTCGTGCAGCACGTCTCTACCCAAGAGCCCTGACCGGATTGCAGAAATGACAAAGCCCCGGCGAGTACCGAGGCTTTCTGGTTTTGTTTGCAATACGACGATGTGACAGGGGTACTGATGCAATGCATCTCGCGAATACCCCTGTCGTATCGCCGGAAAGCAAAAACCCCGCAAGGGCGGGGCTTTCGTCATGTTCAAATTGTCGCTTCTCATCGCTGCCATCGCGGCGCAGCTCTGCCAAGCATGAATGAATTATCTAAACTTCTGGGTGAAAATCAATGTTAATTTTAATTATGAGCACAAAAAGCTAAAATCTAAGCCCTCAGGTTTTTGCGTGCGGCTAAAAATATCTTCCCCTGAAATATCTTGAGGCACCATTTCACGCGCTCTCTCGACTGGTCCGCCGTCAGCCAGGGCGCCAGCTTCTGAAGTTCTCGCGTTATGTCAGATATTTTTTTTCTGGTTGTGTAGTAGTTCAATCCGACGATGTAAATCGGGTCGGTAACCTCAAAGGCATCCAGTACGCACTTCTCCATGAATTCGGCGTCATCGTTACTGATGGCGGTATCTATCAAGCTGGCCTCCTGCTTCGGCCAGAGAATTACCTGCGCACGCTTCAGAGCATTGGGCCCACGGAAGCCCTCTGCCCTTGCCTGCTCGATTGCCGCCGTAAAGCGCTCTAACGCTTTATCTGACCATCGGGTTCCCTTTACTGACCACCAGCATGAGTGCGCTGTGGGCTTGCGTGGGTATGTCTCCCCTCGCTGGCTCTCACCCCATACTGTAAGAAGCGACTTAATCCAGGCTGACTGGATGCCGGTCAGTAGTTCCGGGCGCCCAAGGTAACGCTTGTGTGTGGCGATCGCGACCTCTGACATAGCGGTGTTTTGCCTGCGGCGTTGAAGTGGTGTCATGCAATTTCTCCCTTGCCAGCAGCAAACTGCGCCAGTGACATAAATGCGCGGCCCTTCGCTTCGAGTTCCGCTCGATTGATGTAACTAAACCGCTCGCCAGCCCATGACTTATCGAACAAGACAATGGCACCAGCGAAAAACGCACTGGTTGGCTTTTGTTTGTCGTCGGCTGGCTTAAACCACTCGGGCAAATCGAAACCAATTCGCCCTCGAATAAAGCAGACGTGATCTGCATCTTCCGGCCACCACGTTTCGCTTGTGGCTGACTTCACCAGGAAGACATAGCGACCGCCCTTCTCGCGTTGTGCAGCGGCGTAATTCATGATGTGCGTCATGCCAGTGATAGCTTGCTTTTCGTGGTACTGAGAGCGGCTGTAAGGCGGGTTTCCGTAGGCTGCGCCTCCGATTGAGGAAAGCATTTCCGACCAGTCTTGTGTCAGCGCGTTATCTTCTGCGGTGTACCAGACGGGGCATTTTGCGTTGCTGTCATCAGCGAACAGGTCAAGCATCAACGGACCAAACATCGCGTTGATACCCCAGAACAACAGATCCGGAGTCCGCCACTGGTCGCCGACTTCTTTCAAATAGTGATGGGGAGCTGCACGCAGGGCCGTAAGGGCTTCACAGTAAAAATTAGTCATGCGACCTCCTGTTTTTTATTGAGGTGCGGGGCATTTGAAAGAAATACCGCTTTTGCAAAGCCAAGCGGGGTTGCGCTTCGGATGTTGGCGCGATCGTCGCCAGGAGGGCATTCGTGAATGCGGTTGTCCGGATACCAGTCGACCACCAATCCAGCGAAAGATGTTTCTGAGGTGGTCTCGATCGCCTTCTTCTTCGGCACCATCCGACCGCAGGCCAGCTTAACGGTGTCGATGGCCGCCTCCACCATCGGGTGAATGCTCTCTGTCGGCGCGACGAAGTTGTTGCCAGTCCAGAGGCAGGTCTGCTTCGTGTAGTTGTCATCCACGCACAGCCCAGTGAACTGGTACGGATGGAATGTGTAATCGGATGAGCCGAAGATGCTACTGAACACGCTGACCGGGTTTTCAAAAGCCCACGGGCAACCTGTCACCATTCCAATCATCCGGCATTGCTCAGCGACCAGCGCGGCCTTGGCCTGAAAGTGAGGGTCTTTGGCTCGTTTAGCCTCGAACCAGCGGGAGCCCGAGACCGCAACGTCAGTGCATGGCGGAAAACCAATGACCATAACAACGTTCTCGGTGCGAATGATTTGAGAAAGCCTTGGCATCGCTTCCAGAATGGTTGCCGAAATCTTTTCTACGCCTCCTTCAATGCGAGTCTCAGGATGCTGCGGATCCACCAGGACAGCACGATAGCCAGCCTCAACCCATGGCTCAGCCATTTTCCCGGTTAAATCACATAGGCAGATAACAGTCCCCTTACTCATGCTGCCTCCTGAGATTTTTTCAGTGCACGCAGGTCGGCATAAGCCTGCAGGCGGATGGCTTCCAACTCTTCAATGGTCCAGCGGTGAATTCTGTTGTCGTTATCCAGCTCCAGAACCGCAGATTCGCCGTATTTTTCCACCAGCCCTTTGCGGTGGGCCTTTTTATTCCCGGACTTTCCGACGTTACATTCGTCGCACTGGAGATTGATATTGATGCGGGTAAACCGCAGATGGGAGGCTTTAGCGACTGTCCGATAATGCCCGGCATGCCAGACAGCAGCCTGGCGAGTGCCACAGGAAATGCACCCTTCTCCATTGGCAAGGGCAAGCTCACGGCATAACGTGTTAACCACGCGTTCAGTGACTTCAAGCCAGTGGCTCAGGGATTTTCCCGCTGATACTGACTCAGTGCGGATATGATGAACGGGCTTATTTTTTAACCGTTCTTGCGCTTTGGCTTTCTGTTTTTCGCGCTGAAGCGCAAGGTACTGGCTCTTATGCTCTTCGCAGCACCAGTAAACGTTCAGGTAGGTAAGGTTAAACCACGCACCGCAACCGGGTGCTTTGCATCTGCGACGGGGAGCTCTCATATCGCACCGCCATGGTGCGACAGACAAGCAGAAACACCAGCGATAGCCGGTGTCTGGGGGTAAAGCTTTTGAGGGTGTTTCTTCTGCGCCATCGGTTTTTCTCCGTGGCACAGCGATCGATAAGCTGGGTTGTTCAGGCCCGCTGTTATTATAAATCAGACAGAGAAATACAGGTAGTTAGTTTTGCGTTTGCCGTCAGATTTTTAGAAAAGAAAACCCCGCCAGAGCGGGGTCTTATTCAGGAGCTTTTTCAGCGACCTTGTTGTGAACTTCCCACAGGCTAATGCCGCAACTCGCGCAAAAGTTAGCGAGATAATCCAGACCGGACCACTCGCGAATCCCTCCGCGAGCAGCCTCCACAAACACCGCTATCTCCTTGCCCCGCCACAACCCGAACAATCGCCAGCCACCGCCATCAGGACTTTTTACGGCAGCTATGCGAGTCAGTACGCCGGTCTGATACAGTTCAGTGAAGGCTGGCTTCTTTCTGGTTATCATTCGCATAAATACAAACCTGTGATTTGTTGATAACAAATAGCGTGTTTGCGTTTTATTGTTTTATCCCCTGCTCTGTATTTTTCAGGTCGTTTTCTGCGAAGAGGATTGACGTTCTGGCAGCGCGTAATCTGGCCTTTGCGTTTTTCTCTTCGCGTTCGAGGTTGGCTACAGACTCCCGCAGCTCGTCACGACGGCGGTGAAGTTGCGCTATCTCAGTGACTACGCGCTCTCCATTAGTAGCGCACTGGAGAATGTGGTCGAACGGATCAACAGCACAGCCGCAGCGGGTGCAATGTACTGTGCGTTCCTTTTCACTGACTTCAATCGACAGGTGCTTACAGCGCTGTTCATCGTATGTCTTTTTGTCGCCTACAGTGATGTTCAGCAGCGTAGCTTCGTCGCGCTTTGGCTGCACCAGAGTGATGACGTTATCGCTATCATTTTCCATCAGGTACCTCCTGCGGGTCGGCCGGATATGCGCTTCCTTCCTGGCCGGGCTCATTGCTGCCCGTGCAGGCGTTTCTGTGGTCATTCGCTCGCGGGCATCTCTTGTTCCCGCAGTCTGGACACACCACGAAGCGCATATCGTTAATGGCCACAGGACGGCATGTGCGGCACCAACAACCCGGATTTGCCGGAGAGTTGCCAACCTGACCACACGCGCAGCGAGTGATGCCCATTTCACCGACAAACCAACCTTCATCGCCGCACCGTTCGCAACTGTGAATGCCCTCGATAGCCATAATGCGCTCATCGTCGGTTGGCTCGCCGTCGTCGTCGGACTGAGCCTGGAGGATTGCGGCGCGGACAGTACGAGCAATCTGCTCGCGTAACTGACCGGCACCGTGATATTTGATAGCGACGTCTCGCAGCTGATTGACCAGCTCGCGGATTTCATGGTCTTTCATGGCTTTACTCCATTGATTCTGGCCGACCGACATTCTATGCACTGGCAGTTTTCAGGATGGACTAGCCCATAGCTCCATTTGTGTGCTCTTTCCGGCGCTGGCTGCGCTTTGATATGCAATCGTGGCTCTCCGTCTTTCGGCTCCGGCCATTCGCGTTGTTTGTTCACAGCCAGCTTTTCGATCATCGCTTGGGTGATTTGCTCGTCTGTAATACCAGCCCGGCGCTGGGCGTCCCACAGCAGGAACTGCATATCAGCCCATTCCGACAGGTCGCCAGGCTGTTCAGCAGCTTCCAGCGCTTCTTTGCTGAGGTGCTTCAGCGGGCCAACCGGGCCGACATTGCCGAAAGTTGCCTGTGACCACTCGGCGTGCTCATTGCGTACCTTGTCTCTGTCCATTGCGGCCAGCGCGATTTCAAACAACACCGCACATTGGTTTACATGGGCGAGGCCTTCACCCGTTATCTTCGTGTGACGGCAAAACGCAATTTGCTCTTGCGCCTTTTTAATTAACTGCTCTCTGGTAAATTTGCTGGTCATTTAGAAATCTCCGTCGCCAACACTCAGATATTCACTGGCTGAAACGGCAATCAACAGATTACCCTCAGTGGAACCGCAGTCAGTTGCGCTACCAAGCAGCAAGTTAAAATCACCGGAGGCGGTGTAATAATTCGCGTCAGGGAACTCTTTCTGCACGTCTTTGAGTAACTCCGCCAGGCCTTTTGTGAGGCGCTTAAATCTGCGCTCAGCAGTTGGGCATTTTTCGTTGAGCAGGAAACTGGCCTCGTAATAGTCCCCGGCGTCAATGTGTTCCAGCAATTCGTTAGTATCCATCACTCATCCTCCACCGGCGCAGAAACCACTTCTATCGGGCAACCTGCTGCGCATTTCAGCACCTCGCCACAAACGAACCATAAAGTGACGTCGTGGTCGTCAAAGTCGGTTTCCTTCACCTCATACACCCGACCTCTGAATTTCACGAAGTCGCCGACATCGATATGTACCGCTACAACCATCCCCGGCTGATTTCTGTCGTTCACGTCAGCATCGAGGCTATCAGCCTCCACCTTGATGCCAGCGGTAGACGAGAACACCTCAAAGGCAGCCCGCCAGGCATCTTCGCAATATGCAAATGTCATGGTTCCTGCTGTCGCAGGAAGTTTCCCGTTTGCCCATTTTCCAAATCCGTATGCCTGGCCATCTTCATCATCCGGCAGCTTCACGGTGCGGGACTCCAGCTCGGCGATGCGAGACATCACGCGCCGTGATTTTTCTCTCTCCCGCTCAAGCTCTGCGTCCAGCTCGGCGATGCGGTCTGCCTGCTGGTCGAAATGGTAGTCTTTAGCTGACTGGATTACGTCTCTGCTCTGCGCCTTCTCCAGCGCCTCTACCAGCGCATCAACGTAGCCAGCGGCACGGAGGGCAAACTCCGTGATTGAGAGCTCAGCGTCAGTTTCTTTCCCGTAGCTTTCGCACTCCGACGCAACGGCAAAATAGTCAGAATCAATTTCGTTATCTGCCAGGTGGCGTAGCAGGTCGGCTGTCTGCTGCCCGTTTGCAATCAGCAGTTCGTTCCGCTGCGCCAGTCCGGTGATATCAGTCATGCTGCAAGCTCCTTAATCGGGATCCGATTCATGTGCATGGTGTAGCCAGTACGGGCCTCCAGTGCCGCATAATGCTCCAACAAGTCAGGGTGATGCGTTGCGCCGTTCTTCAGATCGTTGCGGCTTGCCATGATGCAGAACACGCAGCTCAGACGCTCATTACCCAGCGCGTAAGCGTAATGCGGTTCCTGACCAGTCTCGCGGATGGTGGCGAACACTTCTTCGGCCTTCATCTCATGAACCGGTAGCCACTCGTACCAGGTCAGAACGGAATTGGAGTCTGTCTCGTTCTTCCGGAACGCCTGCCGCTTTGCGCGACCTGGCGACTCCTGAGCCCGCAGGCCCAGGCAGTTAACGATGACCTTGAACCCGTTGGCCTTTGCATAGGCTCTAACCTCGCGCTGGATAGGTCCGCGCTTCAGGTCACTGGTGCACTGCCGGGTACTGGCAGAAGGCCAACTCGGAACCTCTGGGCGGCTCAGGAATCGACGCTCTACCATCTCCAGCAGGGTCTTGTGTGCACGGGCGACGATGAACGGTATGCCTGCGGCCTCTGCCTGCTTCTGGGCCAGCTCCAGCGCTCCTGGCCATTCCATCGCACCAAGCGACGCATGCACGACGACAAGCTGCTTCGGCGGGATGACCTCAAGCAGGTGGATGAGCATCGCTTGGCTATCTTTGCCTCCAGAATGGTTGGAGACAAACAGCGCGCCAGCAGTGATTAACGAACTAATGTCGGGGATCATTTAGCCCCCTCGCGCAACTGCTGGGAATACTCACGGAGTTTGAACCCGATTACTCTGGTACTTGCCACAGTGTCGACCCGGTCGAGCTCTACCGCGGCTTCATCAATGGCATCAGCCTTAATCCCGGCTAGGAAGGCGTCGGTGGCGGGGCATGCCTTCTTGATAGCCTCTTCGGCTTCTGCCCGGGTCAGGAATCCGCTTTTCCCGTCATTGCTGACCATCTGGCTGTCGAACCATTCAGGCAGTTCACCAACGGAAATATCATCAGGGATTGCAGCCCAAGCTTCGTCGGTGGTGCCTTCCAGCCATTCGCGAGCTGCAGCCTGATATCCATGAGCAAGACATACCAGGGCCGCCTGTGCGCCAAGCATCGTTTTGTGGAACATCCATGAAGTGTTAAGTTCAAGGGCTGCGCCGTTGAGAAGATAGGTATTCTCCGCAGCCAGTTGGTCACGCTCGGCACGTAATTTCTCGACCTCAGTGACCAATGCGGCATTACGTTCTGCCAGTTGGTTGAGTGTTAATCCGTCTTTGTTCATACAGCCTCCCCAAGCACCCAGCGCAGAGCCGCAGCGTAATCGCCAGTGGCACCTTCTAAAGCTTTAGTAATTTCTTTTCTGGTTTTCAAGCGTGGCTTCGCTTCACCAAGAATCTGGCGCTGCCGCCGGGCTTTTTCATGGCCGGTTGTGCCAGCGGTCGCCTGCTCGATTTCCGCTACCTTTTCCCGCTGTTCTTCGGGTTTCAGTGATGCCAGTTGACGCGCCTGGGTAACCGTCACCGTGCCGGACTCCACAGCGTCTTTGACTGCCTGGGTGGCATCCAGTAGTGACAGCGTTGCGCGTACGGTCTGGACACTCACGCCAAACATCAGCGCTAAATCGTCCTCATCGTGTCCACGCTCCAGCGCATCAGCCATTTTCTTTGCTCGGCCCAGCGGAGTATCGGCCTGGCGGATTTCGTTTGCGCTGACCATTGCCTGAGCCATTCGAACGGCAGAGCCGCGTTTAGTTACCGCAGGAACCAGCAATGGAGAGTCACCCTGTTTAACCAGTCGCTTATTAGCCTCCAGGGTATGACGCACGCGCTGACGGCCATCAACCACACAGGCCAGCCCGCTTTCGGGGTCCTTCCAGACGATGATAGGCTCAAGCACACCCTGATCCATGATGTTCAACACCATTGCCTCGCTGATAGGCAAGTGGATACGCTCATCGTAAAGCGGGTGGCTCTTATCGGTGACCAGGTGCAGGTTTTCCGGTTCGAACATCAGAACGTTCGTTTTACCACTGGCGCCATACGCGTCGATCGAGTTTTTAGCCATTTTTCACTTCACCTTTTTTCTGTTCGACCTGCTGAGACCACTTTTCAATCAGCCGGATTTTCGATTTGCTCTTGCCACCAGCCCAGTAGCTATCCTGTACGCGGAGATGTCCGTAAGGGCATCTCAGGGCCCCGGAGCAGGCGCCAGCCTGGTAATCCCGAAAATAGAACTCCGCAGCTGAACCACAGACCGGGCAATCAGGTATCTCTCGCATCACCGGGTCACCTCGCGGATTTTCTGGAATTTAGTGCCGTGAAACGGATTGCCAGGGTTGGTTACCTTCGAATTCATAAACCCGGCGGCCACCAGACGCTCGCAGCGGTAGCGAGGGCGATCAATAAAACCCGCGAGGGACTGCCACTCGAACCAGACGCCAACCGGCACCGACTGGAGCAGCTTGATATCCAGCGCGGTGAGTTTGCTGGTTACTGCTACGGGCTCGGTGCTTCCACCTGGCATCCAGTAACCATTCAGGTTTTGTGCTTTGCCTTCACGCTCCAGCACCATCAGGCGGGCCAGCATTTCAGGTGCTGTCAGG